CGTTGGAGAATTGAAAAGTCAGCTTTTTGTATTCCTTTTCTAGAGAAGATTATTCCTTCTTTAGAGATTAAAAAAGATCGTGCTCAATTTTTATTAGATTTTATTAAAAGAAATCCATTTAAAAGAGGTGTTGTCTTAGAGAAAGATATACTGCTTTCTAGACAAAGCGATTATATTAAAATGAAGGAATTTAATGATGAAAGATCTTTCAAAAGGCCTTTAATCAAGCAGTCTAAAAAATTTACCGATGACAATCTTTTCTGGGCTTATTTTGCTGGCCTACTGGATACAGATGGATCTTTTTCAATAAAAAAAGAGACGGGTAGAAGATATACAGGTCAAATTCTTTTGTCCATGACTGATATAAGAGGCATTAATAAAATTAGAAAAAACTGTCCCTGCGGAACAGTTTTTCTAGTAAATGCCGAAACAACAAAGCTTGGAGCTTGCTATAGATACGGAATATATAGAAGAGAAGAAATAATAAATATTCTTCCAAAAATTATTCCTTTTTTGACAAACAAGAAAAACCAAGCCGAGATGTTATTGAATTTTTGTGAAAATCAAAAAATCATTCTTCATAGAAGAGCTGGAATGCCGAAAGAAGAACTAATTTTTCGTGAAACTTGCTATCAACACATGATGCATTTAAATAAATATGGGGTCTTAAAACCAACTCTGATTGACTTGGAAGCCCGACAGGGTGACAGGGCCGAAGGTGAAAGCCACGGTGAACGACTAAGTGAGATGGCTACGAAAGTAGATGCGATAGTCTGACCACGAGCAATAAATAAAACTCGTGAGGGAGATCCGAAGAGGTTTCCCCGCCTAGAAATAGGTCATAAAAGTAACAGAACGGTATTAAATGAAGCTGCCCAACGTCTCGGAGTATCACTCCGCCAGACAGAGGATCAGCTCATGCGTGATATGTTAGCTTCCACAGCTAGCTTCATCAACTGTACAGGTGGAACAAACGGGGATAACCCAACTGAGATCACACGATCTGACATTGACCTAGTTGTTAGAACACTGCGTGGAAACAACGCATATTCTTTCATCGCAGGTATCGACGGAGAAGATCGTTTCGGCACCGCGCCAGTGCGTGATTCATATTTTTCTTTAGGCCATACGGACATGATCGGTCAAATCGACAACGCCCAAGGGTTTATTCAAAAATGGAACTATCCTAATCAGTCTTCCACTTTGGATGCTGAATGGGGAAGCGTTGCAAACGTACGATTCTTGCTTTCTAGCATTGGATCTACAACTGTAAACGCCTCTCTATTAGGTGCTACTGTTTATAACAACTTTGTTTGCGGCCGCGAAGCTTTCGCAGCTATCGAGCAAGATGGTTATTCAGCTCAGTTTATCTACAGACCGCCTATTTATGATTCACCTTTGGCCCTCAACGCCTCAGTTGGATACAAATTCGCTGAAGTTCCAAGAATCACAAACGATACGTGGGTTTTCAACCTCCGTTGCACTTTAGCGTAAGGAGAAACAATGAGTACACCTATTCATGCACTTTTAACTGGTAGTTTTACATCAGATGGAGCAACTAAAAATATTAGTCTTCCTTCTGGGTATGATTCCTTCGAAATGCTCAACATTACAGATATCGGATCTGCGGAATCAGCGACTCCTGTAATGCGCGCTCAAGGAACATCTTCCATGTCTGCAGGTTCAGCTTACTATAACCTCAAGACAAGTGGAGCTGCTACTAATGCTCTAGAACTTTCCACTACAAGTGGTGGTTTCACATTTGTTACTGATAGCGCATCTACTGCTATCGGTGCTTCAGTGGCTCTCAATAGCACTGAGATTAACCGAGCTAACCCTGCCGTGGCCGATACCGCCACTACAACAGGTTTAGTAGATAGCGTTTCTGTTGTAAGACTTTTCAATACAACAGGCATGCTTCAAGTCTCTGGAATGGATTTTACAGTTGGAACTATTGTAGCTTCTACAAGCTTCCAATTGAAATATCTTAATAACAGTGGATTTGCTGCAGATGCTACATCTGGACAATATCGTATTATTAATGCTGATCCTAGATTCTATCCAAGAAATAGATACATCACAGCTATTACAGCAGCATCTTCTGCAGTTATTACTCTTTCTGTAACCCACGGATATACCGTCGGACAAGCAGTAAGAATAATTGTGCCCGATGCTTTTGGAATGACTCAAATTGATGGTCTTCTCGGAACTATCACGGCAATTAGCACAGCAAACAACACTATTACTGTTGATATCAACAGTACTGGTTTTACAGCTTTTGCATTCCCAACATCTGCAACAGCAGCGACGGGCGTGACATTTGCTCAAGTTGTTCCTGTAGGCGAAGCAGCTATTAATAGCTCTTCACAAGCTTACGGTAATTTACTTGATGATGCAACAGACAATACATCCTACACAGGCATTTCTATTGGAACTACAGTTCAAACAACTGGAAAAGTTTACCAATGGTTTGCTCGTAAAGGCGTAAGTCTCTAGTAGACACCCTAACCCCTCTTCGGAGGGGTTTTTTTTGATCTAAATGTAAAGAAATTTTTAGGAAAATAATGGCAAAAACATTAAATATCTCTGGATCTGTAACCCCAATGGCGGAAGCTCCTCACATTTCAAAATCTATGAAAGAACTGGCGAAGGAACGTCTTCAAGAGTTCATGAAAGAAGAAATGAAGCTCGTAAAAGGCGTCTTTAAATGCTTCGAGTCTCCTGGAGGATCTGTCAAGGTTATCGTTAAAAAATATCCTGGCACACAGCCTTTTGAAAAATCCATGCTTGATGGAGAAACATATGAGATCCCTCTCTACGTCGCCCGTCATTTAAATGGAACAGACGTAACAGCCGGTGCTCTTAGCGACCACACCGTTAAGAATGTCCGAATCGGTACGTGTTCCTACCCAATTCATAGCTTCAACTGGAAAGACGGAGAAGCTCCAATTTCTGTAGAAGGTGTGGAACGTGTTCCTGTGCCTTTACTCGGAGTCTCTAAACGCGTTCAACGTTATGGATTCCAGTCTCTTGAATTTGCAGGGGTCTAAGTTTGACGATCTCAACGTGGACACCTACTTCAAAAATAATAACTAACATAACCCGCGCTAATCCTGGGGTTGTGACAACTTCACAATCCCATGGATATCTGAACGGTTTGTATGTGCGTATCGACATGCAGCCTACTCCTAGTCTCTTTGGAATGACTCAAGTCAGCGGAAATGTCTATTTAATCACCGTAATAGACACAACTAGTTTTTCAATCGATACAGATACCTCTAATTTCGATTCTTTCATTGCGCTCACTGATCCTCAGGCGCCACAAGCGATTCCCATAGGAGAAATCGCTTTAACACTAGTTAATCGAGAAAAAAACACACTCACTCCTTATGGAGGGTAATCCTATCGCTTTTATCCAAATTTCAGTAAAATAACCCTAATTAACAGGGTATATATGAAAAAAGAATGTGAATTTTGCGAGAAAGAATTGACTGGAAGATGGCTTCCTAATAAAAGATTTTGCAATCGAAAATGTTATAATAAAAGGAATCAACAATTAGCATCCTTAAAAAATGTAAAATTGCCCGTTCCTTGCTATGTTGTTGGGACTATTAGCGAATATCGCGTATGTGTTGATTTAATGGCCAAAGGATTTGAAGTATTTAAAAATATTTGTTTACAAGGAAGGTGTGATTTAGTCATTCTTAAGGATAAGAAGACTTACACCTTGGAAGTCACCACCGGCTTTTATTCATTTAATGGATCTATCCAACATCCTAAGAAATGGAAAGAAAAAACCTGGGATTTTTTGGCGGTTGTTACTACACATGGTGATATTTTCTACGAACCTAATTTGCCCCTAAAAGAGGAATAAAAAAATGTCTTTACTCCCTAACACTTTAAGCGATATTCGCACAAAAATCCGCCGAATCACAGCTAGACCCTCTGCGGTTCAGATTTCAGATTCCGAGATCGATAAGTACATCAATACGTTCTACGTCTATGACATGCCCGAACATCTCAAGATGGAATCTCTGAGATACAATTACCAATTCACAACAACTGCCAATATCCCCGCTTATGATTTCCCTACTGACACCTATTTAACTGCAATGCCTCCTGTGTATATCGGAGGATATCAGTCTTATATGACCCAAAGTCGGTCTAATTATTTCCGAGTTAATCCCAGTCTTAATTTCCTCCAACAGTCAGTTTATACGGGAGATGGGACAGACGGAAGCACCGGGAGTTACAGTGGTCAATTCCTAACTAATTTACCTATTTGTCCTGGATTTAAGCCAAATCCTCCTGGAGCTTATTCAGATTCAACGGTTGCGGGACAAGATATTGCTGCTAAATTCCTGAATTGGAATGTAATTGTTTCTGCATTGGGAACTCCAGATGCAACTTCCGGAATTTCCCCTTCAATTACCTTAATTGATGATGGTCAAGGTAATTTATTTGATCCTGCCGACACAAGTACAGATCCTGCAGCAGCTCGAGGGACAATTAATTACATCACAGGGGCAATTGATATTACCCTATTTTCTGCAGTAATTCCCAGAGGAAACGCGATTAATGTGCAGTATATTCCCTACGTTGCTTCACGTCCTCAATCAGTCATGTTTTTCCAAGATCAAATTCTTGTGTATCCTATTCCCGATCAGGCATACACTATCTCTTTTGAAGCCTATAAATATCCAACAGCTTTTGATGGAACTAGCACAGTTTCCCCTCAGTTAAATGAATGGTGGCAATTGCTGGCCTATGGAGCTGCCGATAAGATATTTTCAGATAATGCGGACTTAGAAAACATGTCCAAATTTAGGCCACTGCTGGATGAACAGATGAATCTCTGTCTTAGACGGACGATCGTTCAGCAAACGAGTGAGAGAACAGCTACGATTTATACGGAACAGTCGGGCCCTGGTCAGTATCCATTTGGGAACTTATTTAGCGGGTTTTAGACTACTTTTTTCTGAATAGCTAATAACTCTCGATGGAAGTCTTTCATTTCGTTTTGGATGTTTTGGATAGCGTTTTCTAGATTTCGACTAATTTGCAGTAAATCTTTTCTATCTTCTTTTGCTTCTGCTCTTAATGCGTTTGCTTCGGATCTCATCCAGAACATCATGGCAATTATAACTCCAACAATAGTGGCTGTGCATGCTAAAAGGGCAACAATTAATCCGATATCAGTTGGCATTTTCTTACTCCTGTTTATCCTGCTTTTTTCTGAACTTCTATCAGTCGATTATGGAAATCTTTCATTTCATTCTGAATTGCATACACTGCATTCTCAATATTTCGAGTAAGTTGAAGCAAATCTTTCCGGTCCTCTCTTTGAATATCTTGCATATTCCGGCGGTCATCGTTGGCTTCCGATCTCACCCAAAAGAACATAGCTAATACGACTGCTATAATTCCTATTCCAGTTCCCACGATAGCTATAATTAGTCCTAAATCAGTTTGCATTTTCTCTCTCCTATTTGCGTCTATTCTAGCATAATGCTAGGATAAGGGAAACATCAAATCTTTATTTTAGGACACTTATGACGTTTAACGCAGCTATTCCTCAAGCCGGCGACTTAATCTCCCAATCCCAGGCACAAATTTTAACCAATTTCTCCCAATCTAATACGGCTTTTGGAGTGGATCATACTGCTTTTGATGTGGTCAGTAACCAGGGTTTCCATAAGCAGGTCACTCTAATAGCTCCCGTGGCCGCTTCGGCAACCGGAGCTAAAGGGATTCTTCATTCGGTGAACGGAGCAGGTGTTACTTTTAATGGGGTTCCTCTTCCTTTCTTTTCTAACAATCTGGCTGATTATCCTTTAATAGCTGATCTTCTTAATACTTCAGGGACAAATTTTTCTTTTACTCTGGGGAATATGGTATTTAAGTTAGGAACTGCAACCTTTAGTGCCGCCAACCCAAACAAGACGGCTACGGTTACCTACGGTACCGCTTTTCCTACCGCTGTGGTGGGTGTTTATTGCCAGGGGTATGTTACAGGAAACAACTCTATTCAGTTAACCGGAGCTCCCACGACCGCCGGATTCTCTGTGAGTCTCACGTTTGGAAATGGAACTACCCCTACATTCAGCTATCTAGCCATAGGATATTAATGTCGTCTCAAACGTTTGCAATCGTTGATCTTAGAGATGGAGCACGCAGAGATGTAACTCCTTTTCTGCTTTCAAACGATGCATTTCCGATCTTAGAAAATGCTTATTTATTTCGGGGAAGGATTGAAAAAAGATCATGTTTTAGACCTGTAGGAACTGATGGAAGGCTAAAATATAGTCTTGGAAACACGGGGGCAAGTCCTTTCGCTGCGACTCTTGAGGATGCCATCGGAGGACTTACCATTGCAACTGGAGTTGGAAGTTTTCGAATCGGAAGTGTAATTCTGACCGATCCAGGAGGAGCTTCGCCTGTTACTCTTTTGAGCACTGATGCAACTTATTCTGGAACTCTAAATAGGGGCACCGGAGCCCTAAGTATTACCCATCCCGCAATTGCAGCAACTCCAGTTATTTATGTCCCTGGTCTTCCAGTAATGGGACTGAGAGTTCTCGAACAGGATGCAATTAATAGCGAACAATTAATGGCATTTGATACACGCTATTCCTATCAATTCGATGACGGTTCTGGCGATTTTGTCGTGAGAGATTCCTTTTATACAGCAGCGAATTTATTCGTCTGGACAGGGACAGATTCGGACCAATTCTGGTCTTGTAATTACCGAAATGCCTTTTGGGCTACTAACAATATAGCTGGATATCATGCTGCTCAAAATGCTCAAGCCGCAGGAGAAGGAGACGGAATTCGCTGGTATGGAACTGAATCAGGAGGTGGAGTGACTGGGTGGGCTAATTTCAATCCACAATTAACTGCAACTCCTACTTATCTAAATGGAGGATTAATTATCCTACCTTACAAAGATCGTCTAGTGGTTTTAAATACGCTGGAAGGAGCTAATTTAGGTGCGACTACGCGATTTGCTCAAAGAGCTAGATGGTCTCAAAATGGAACCCCCTTCTATGGAGTTTTTCCAACAAATGGTTCTGCTCAAGCTGATGCTTGGAGAAGTGATGTGGTGGGAAAAGGAGGGTTTATTGATGCTCCAACCCAGGAAGCAATTGTCTCTGCGGAATTCGTAAAAGATACCCTGATTGTCTTTTTTGAGCGTTCTACATGGCAATTAGTCTACACAAATAATGAGACTCTTCCCTTTGTCTGGCAGAAGATAAATACCGAATTAGGATGTGAATCTACCTTCAGCATTGTCCCGTTTGACAGAGGAGCAATTGGTATAGGTAATTACGGAATTATTACCACAGATTCAGTGAATGTCATCCGAATTGATGAGAAGATTCCTGACGAGGTTTTCCAGATCCAGAATATAAATAATGGAGTTAAACGCGTTAGCGGAATTCGAGATTATAATGCCCAATTAGCTTATTTTTCCTATCCTATTAGGGTAGATGAAGACGGTGAATCTGTCACTTACGATTTAACATTTCCTAATCAAGTTTTGGTGTATAATTATCTAGATAATTCATGGGCCGAATTTGATGATTGTTTTACCTGTTTTGGGTATTGGCAAAAGTTCGCGGACGTTACCTGGCCCTCTTTACCTGTATCTTGGGAATCAAAACAAACCGCCTGGAATTCAGCTGTATTACAGGGAAGATATCCAGATGTCGTTGCTGGAAACCAGAGAGGATTCGTATTAATTTTCTCTCAACTCCAGTTAAATGGACAGAATTGTCCTAGTATTCCCATCAGCAATATCACCTCTGCATCTTATACAATTACCGCACCTGATCATAATTTCACAAACAATCAATACGTGATGTTCACTGGAATTCAAGGGGTGACCAGCACTAATTCTGGAGGAACTCCGAACAATGTTATTTATAAAGTTTCATCAGCAACTACCTCTACTTTTGTGGCTATTCCAGTTGATCCTGCTTTAGATATTTGGTCCGGAACTTACACCGGAGGAGGAGTAATTACCCATATTCCCAACATCACAATTACCACGAAGGAATTCAACCCCTTCTATGAAAATGGAGATTCAGTTCGTCTTAATTATCTCGATATTTATTGCGATCGCACAAGCGATGGAGAATTCACCGCGAATTTCTATGCTAGTAGCAATACATCCCAGGAAATTGATACACAATCGGTTTTAACATCTCCAGAGCCCAGTCCCTCGTTTTCATCAGGACAAACACGCATTTGGCATCGAGTTTATTCCAATTCATTTGGGTCGTTTTTTCAGAATGTATTCACGTTAAATGATACACAAATTCGGGATTTATCTATTGCAACTTCGGACATCACAATTCACGGAATTGTCTATTACGTGAATTCGGCAGGACGCTTGTCTTACGATATATAAATATTTTTTGACATTCAATCCTAGTTAGGCTAATTGTAAGTAAAGAGATTTCTTTACTTATGACATTTAATCCAACCAATTCAATTGCCCCATTTCTCCAGACTAGCGTTTTCTTTCCCGAGGAATTCGAACCATTTCGAGTTAAATTCCTGCAATTATATCGAGATATCTCGAACATAGTAAATGTCCGACAAATTGGGATATTTGATCTTCAGGAATTCCTAACCGGAGAACAATGGTTCACATCTGGAGATCCTCAGAAAAAAAGACAGACTTACAGAAAGACATTCTCAATTGGAGCAATTGCAACTGGAGCAACTTCAACAACAGCGCACGGAATTACAGGAATTACCGCATTTACGCATATTTACGGAACTTGTGTAACGGACGTTGTAGATTACAGACCCATTCCTTATGCCTCAGTTACGGCAGTCAATCAGCAAATAGAAATTAGAGTTGATGCGACAAATATTACAATAATTAATGGAGCTGCATCTCCGAATATCACAAGCGCTCTTGTGGTATTAGAATACTTGAAAAGCTAGTAAAATATTACTAACGAATCCTTATAAATAGCATTATAAGGATATAAATCTAAGTAATTAATAATTAAATTGCGCAAGGAAAGACTTGAACTTTCAACCACCGGAATATACTTCCAGGCTCTATCTTGAGTTACTCGCGCATTGCTGAAGAAAGGATTTGAACCCTCAACATTCTGATTACAAATCAGACGCTCTACCAATTGAGCTACATCAGCGTTTATCCGTTTTATAGCATAAGTTGATTTAAAATAAATTCTAACGTGCTACAATGCAGAAAAAAGGTCTTTTATGCCAGCCGGTTACCAACAGCTTTCTACTCTATCTAAAGGCCAACGTGGTCTTTTGCAACAGCTTCTAGGCTCTCTACAAGGACAGTCTAGTAACATCCAGCAGTCGCCTCTCTACCAGCAAGGTTCCTCCTACCTATCCTCCCTTCTGTCTGGAAGTCCTGAGGCGACAGCTGCTTTTGAAGCTCCTTACATGAGGCAGTTCAATGAACAAATCGTTCCGGGTTTAGCCGAGAGATTCTCAGGATTAGGTGCAGGAGCTCAGAGTTCTTCGGCATTTAGTCAAGCCCTAGGAGCTGCAGGAGCAGGACTTCAAGAAAACTTAGCGTCTTTAAGAGAAGGACTAAGAGGACAAGCAGCGGGTCAAGCCTTGGGATATGCTCAACAGCCGATTTCCAATCTTCAGGGATTAGCTGGGTTAGGGCTGGGAACTTCTACTAAAGCATTCGCTCCTAGGGAAAAACCATTTTGGCAGCAACTTCTTCTAGGATTAGGAGGAGGCGTAGGAACAGGTGCTGGCATGGGATTAGGAAAATTCTTTTAAGGAAACTATGCCACAAATTCAAATACTAGAAGGCGCTCCAGGATTTGGAAGTGAACTTGGTCGAGTTCTAGGCCAAGGATTAGGTCAAGGAATTCAACAAGGAATTTCTGCTCGGCTGAACAATATGCTTCAGACTAAAAAAGAAATGGGTAAGGTTAGAAGCAGCCTAGGAAATCTTTCTAGACGCTATGAAAAAGGAACTTTCTCTCCCGAAGCACTGAATGCTTTCGAACAGCGAGCAAATGAATTAGTCCAGGAAGGATTTTCAGCCGATGATGCCACAATGGGAGCCATTCAAGAATACACCCAAAAACAGGCGCAAGAAGCTGCGCAACAACCTCCAGAAGAAGGGTTTTGGAGAAAACATTTTGGCGTAGGGAAGGATGTTAATAAAGGAGCCCGCGAATCGGGGTCCCAAGCCTTAAAAACATTAGGGAAAGACATTAAAGGAGCTGCTGCGAAATTCGGGTATCCTTTTGTAGGCCACGCTGAGACAATTAAGAATATTTTTTCTCCCAATAATGCTGCTATTCAGGATTTAAGACGTCAAGCCTATAGCGAAGAAGAGATAGCTCAATCCTTACAAGAAATCCAAGGTGGGCTTCCTTCTTTTCTTAGAACCCCAGAAAACGAGAAAAGTCTAACAGAATCTTATCTGCAAGCTACAGGGGGAGTAGGACCTGGGGAAAATAAATTAGAAAGAGCTGTTCAGGGGGCATTAGGTACCTTTCATCCAGCAGGAGCTGTGGGGCAATTGGCTTCTGAAGCTGCAGCAGAAGCTGGAGCCCCTCCTATAATCCAGACAGCAGCAGATTTTGTTGGATTTATAGCAGGGTTAAAAGGTATAAAGGGCTTCTCTAATATCAAACTTCCTTCTTTCAAAGCTAATCGAAAGGTCCTTGAAAAAGCGGAACAAGTCGCTGCCAAAACGGGACAAAAAGTTGAAGAGGTAATTCAGAAAGCTCAACAGGCTTCTGGAGCCGATCTTCAGAAAGCTATTGCTGGAGACGCCCAAGAAATTAACAAGCTAAATCTGTCCATTACTAAAGAAGCTCCTAAAATTTCCGAAAAAGTTTCAGAGACACCCAAACAATTCTTCAATAAGAAACAAGCGCTTAAAGAACGGGAAGTCTTTGGAGCAAAACTTCCTGAGCATCCCTTTACCGAGTATTATGCGGTGGAGGCGAGAGAAGCTGCCAAACAAGCTGCTAAAACTCCTCCTACTTTAGCCAAGGAAGCAGAAATAACTGCTCGATTACAACCGCTTCAAGAGGCTAAATATTCCGAGTGGCAGCGACAAAAATCAGATCTCAGAAAACTAGAAAAAGATGCTAAAGGATTAGAAGGCGCCAATAAAGCACGAGTGGAAGCTTTAGCTTCCTTTAAAAGAAAAGAAGTTGAAAAGACCCTGGAAGAACTTAAAGATCTTCAGTACGAACTCAAATACTTTAGAAAAAGACCCACGGAAGCCGAAATAGCCCACGATGCAGCTGAAAGGGTTCAAGAATTAGTCCATGAAATAAAAAATCCCACTGCCGCTGGGCAAAAGAAAATTCGAGATGCGATCAAAGCTGATCAAAAGATTCTAGATGCTGCAGAAGCCACTATGAAACGTGGAGAACTTCCTGGGGAAGTTAGGCCTGATACTTATATGAAAATTAATGAAAAGTATCTAGAAGCGTATAATGCTAAAATTGC